ATGAGTTTTAATGACATACAAGATAAAACAAAAATAAGATATATACAAATCTTAAATAGATTAGACAAGCCTAAAACGGCAAAGGAATTAGCAGTAGAATTATTTGATTTAGGATTTATACCAAGTACAGAAAGAAATTATACGGCACCAAGATTAACAGAATTAGAAAAAATGGGATATGTAAAAGCAATAGATAAAAAGAAATGCGAATACACAGGCAAAACAGTAGCAGTATATGAAAGAACACAAGCAGGATTTGAGGCAATAAATTATCAACATATTCCAAGAATTGATTAGGAGGTAATTATGCAAGAAAAATGCAGTAAATGTGATAGTGAAGAACTATTTGTAGAAATACAAGGAAATAGAAGAGGATTATATTGTGGTAAATGTGGGAAATGGCAAAAATGGATTACAAAGCAAGAATTACAAATAGCAAAGTTTAAAGGTTTAATAATTTTAGGAGGTAGTTATGATAATAGTAAGTCAAGATAAAGGAAAAATAATAAATTTTGATAATATGACACGAGTTTATATAAACTTTGATGAAGGTGATGATGATGTTTGTATAAGAACTGAAACAGTAGATAGTTTGTATGAAGACTTAGGATATTACAAGACAGAAGAAAGGGCAAAAGAAGTATTAGCAGAAATAACAGAATTTTGGAAAAATGGAGCAATGTCAGATTACAAAGGTTTCATATGTTATGAAATGCCAGAGGACTAGCCTATGAAATATAATTATCCACCGTTAGAACGGCAAATGTGTAAAATGTAGAGGCTGTAATAGACTTGAATTAGAAAACTTCAAACGGAGTTTGGAGATGTGAAAATTACATAGAAAAGGAGCTAAAGAAAAGTGAACAAATACAGAAATAAAAAAGTAATAGTAGATGACTACATCTTTGATAGCATTCAAGAAAGTAGAAGATACAAAGAATTAAAACTATTAGAAAGAGCAGGAGAAATAAGTAACTTAGAATTACAACCACGATTTATGTTACAAGATAGTTTTAAGAAAAATGGAAGGACATTTAGAAAGATAGAATATGTTGCGGATTTTAAGTACATAGAAAATGGTAAAACAATAGTAGAAGATGTAAAAGGAATGCAGACAGATGTATTCAAATTAAAACATAAAATATTTGAAAAGGTTTATCCAGATTTGGAATTAAGAATAATTAAATGAAAGGAACATAAGAGATGAAAGTAAATATATATAATACAGATAAAAAATACGACATAATATATGCAGACCCACCATGGGCATACTTGTGGGGAAAAGGTAAAAACGGAGGGAATTTTTGCCCAGAAAAGCATTATCAAACAATGTCAACAGAGGAGATTTGCGAGTTAGGAAAATACATAAAAACAATTAGAGAAAAAAATTGTGCATTATTCATATGGACAACAATGCCATGCTTGCCCGAAGTTTTTAAGGTAATTGAAGCATGGGGATTCAAATATAAGACATGTGCGTTTACGTGGGTAAAAACAAAAAAAGACGGACAGCCGCTTGCAGGAATGGGAAGTTATACAAAATCAAATGCAGAATTATGCTTACTGGCTATGCGAGGACATATAAAAAGTGTAGATAAAACAGTAAGACAAGTAGTCATGGAACAAAGACGAGGACATTCAGTAAAACCAGACGATGTGATGAGAAGAATAGAAAAAATATTCGGAGAAGACACAAAGAAAATAGAATTGTTTGCAAGAAGAGAAGCAGAAGGCTGGGATTGTTGGGGAAATGAGGTGTAGAAAATGATAGAAGTAAACGAATATGTCAGAACAAAAGATGGAATTATTGATAAAGCAATAATTGAATATAATGGAAAGTGCAACAATTCAAATTGCAGTGAAAAACATATTTCTTGTAAATATAATTATTATAACGAAAAAGATATAGTAAAACACAGCAAACAACTAATAGACTTAATAGAAGTTGGAGACTATGTAAATGGACATCTTATTGTAAAAATTAGAATTGATCCATTTACAAAGAAAAAACAACTATTTACTGAACATTGGGAATACAACTGGCAAGGAGATGGAACACTGGTAGTGTTTTACGATGAAGATATAAAAACAATATTGACACAAGAAAGTTATATGGCTAATTGCTATAAAGTAGGAGGAGAATAATGGGATTAGATATACAAATAAAAGGATTAAGTCGAGAAGATACATATCATGCAGGATATATAAAATTTGCAAATTATAGAATTAAAGTAGCAAAAGCATTTAATAAAACAATAGGAGAAATTTATGAAAAGCCTTATTTAAATTGTGGATATAAATTTTCAGAAAATGATTTAAAACAGTGGAATAAAATTCTCCCAGATGAAAATTTTGCAATGAATAAGTTTTTATGGCATAGTGATTGCGATGGAAAATTTACGCCAAAAGAATGTAAAGAAATTTATGATATATTAAAAAAATTGAATGTAGAAGAAACATATTATAGTTATAAATATACAATGCATGAGTTATGGTTAAATATGTTCAAATATTGTTATAAACATAGAGTGAATATGTGGTTTTATTAAAATAAAGTAGGAGGAGAAGATGAGTGTTAAAGGAAAAGTAAAAAAGTTAAATAAGAAAATAGAAAATTTACAGGAAGAATTACAAACTTGTCAATTATCTAATAGTAGATTAAGAAATAATAATGATATGTTGAATATAGAATTAGAAGGACAAAAAGCAGTAATAGAAGAATTAGAAAACATACTTAAGTTTGCAATAACTAATCATATAGGAAATTTAAGAGGTGGAATGCAAATAGAAAGATACGGAATAGATAAAATGCAAAATCTAAAATTAAGTATAGATTATGAACCTCAATACAACAGTTACATAATTAGAGTTAATTATTAGGAGGAGAATAGATATGCTAGTACCAATAGTAGATATGAAAGAATTTGAAAAAATTGGATTTAAAAAATGTAAAAAGCCTTATGATAGTTGTTATTATCTATGCTTTTCAAGAGGAATACAATACATATTTTTAAGTCCTGTAATGATAGATATTAATAAATGGGAAGATACAGACCCAAGAATACACAAAAATGCTAATTGTAGATACAGTGATAGAAGAACAGCACAAGATTTTATGTGCGAATTAATATTAAATGGAATGGTAACATGTGAATATTTAGTTGAGAGGAGTAAATAAGATATGAGTAAAGAGGAAATATCTAAAGAAACAAAAAATACTTTACAAAATTGTTGGGTTATGACAACAAATCACGAACTAGATAATGAAAATAGAAAATTAAAAGAAGCTATAACTGAAATATTAGATAAAACTATGACTTCAACAGAAAAAAGCGAATATTGGTATAAGTATTATATAGAACATAAACAATACAATGATGATTTAGAATATAACAAAAAAATATTAAAGGACTGGTCAAATATTTTAAAAGGCATGGGAAATAGAAATTATCCTTATTGCTATGCTATTGATAGAATTTTAACAGATCTGGAGAGGAGTGATACATAGTGAAAGAAAAAATAAATAAAATAGGACTACTTAATTATATGTTTTGGAAATTATTATGTATCATAGAATTAATTTTAAATGTTCCATATTATATTTTAAAAATTTTAATAGAGATAATTTATTCTATATTTGATAAATTAAACGATGTTTTTTATGAACAACAATTTGTTTATTTAACATGGTTTAAGCCAGTAAGAAAATATTTTAAATATTTAAGAGAACGAATGATGTAGGAGGTGTTTTAAGTGAAAGAAAAAGAAGAAATATTAAATAAAATGAAAAACAAGTATAAATTAGCCTTGTTTATGGTTATAAGAAACTCTATGGTAATGCCAAAAGAAAAAAAATTAGGTAAGACAGATAAAGAAATAAATAAAATGTCTTATGACACAATGTGTTCATTACTAACTATGATTGATTATAATAAAGTAAAAAAGTTTTACGAGGAGGGAAAAGGTGAAAGAAAATAGTATAAGAGATAGAATTGAAGAAAAATATACAAGATATATAAATTGTGAAACAGATATTTTAGAGTTAACAATAGAAGAAGCAATTTTTATATTAGAAACAGATGAAAAAGTTCATTATGTAGAAGATTTATTACAAGAAGTATATAAAGTGATTTTATCAGATTATAAAAGAGTATTAAAAGAGAATGAAGAATTAAAAAATGATTATGAAAATTTAAATAATAGTGTAGTAGTTAAAAATCATTGTATAAAAAACAGTATTCCAGTTCAAACAGTAAAAGACAAGATAGAAAAAGAAATAAAATATCATGAAAAAAACATATTAGATATAGAAAATATAACTATGTTAAAGGGGAAAACAGCCAAAGAAGAAGCGGAAATTGAGTTCAATAAATATGTAATAGTAGTTTTAAAAAAGATGTGTCAAGAACTACTAGAAGGGAGAAAATAAAATGAACGGAAACGATAATGGATTCATAAAAAATAAAAATAAAGAAAAACAAAGACAAAACAATGTAAGAGAATATCAAAGAAAGTTCTTAAATAAAAAGATGAAAAGAGGTAAATAAAATGAGTGCTGATGAGATGTTTGAAAAATTAGGATATGAAAAATATGATAATCATCCAGAAGAAGAAAAACCAGAAGTAAACAAATGGACAACACAAGATTGTAGAGTTATTGAATATAAGCAATCAGAAACAATAAGAGGAGAGTTGTATACTTTATATATTAGATTTCATGTAGTAGGTGAAAGAATAGAAATAGGAGCAAATAAAAGACCACAAGAGATTAGAACAATGTCATTGAAAGTAAATCCTATTTTAAATATAAAAGAACTACAAGCAATAAATAAGAAAGTAGAGGAATTAGGATGGATAAAAATAATATAGAAACATCAACTGATATAGATTATGGAACTATATCTTTGAGAAAAAGAGGTAAATCAATTATAAAAATAGGAAACATGGAATTTGGTGGAACGGATATAAAAATAGAAGTTTCTACAAAATTTAATTGGTTGCAAAAGAAGTTATGGAAATATTTATTAAATATTGACATTGAAGATTTAAGGAGGACTAACATATGACAAAAGAACAAGAAGAAGCAAGAGAAACATTAAAAACAATGAAAGAAAATATAGATAAAAAATATTTAAAAACAAGAAATTCAGTAGCAATAGAAACAGTTTTATCTATGCTAGAAGAAAAAGACAAACAGATAGAAAAATTAAAGAAACATAATGATGACTTATTAAGAAAATTAAGAAACAGAGTAAAGGACGTTAAAAAATTACAAAAATATAGTCTATACAAGAAAGAATTTTCAAGACTAAACAAACAATTACAAAATAAAGAAAAAATAATAGATTTAATGGCAAATCATATAGCAACAAGTGATAGTGACTTATGCGAGTATTTAGATATAACAACTAAATGTAAATATTATGCAGGAGACAATGGAAAAACTTGTGATAACTGTATAAAACAATATTTTGAAAATAAAGCAAAAGAGAAAAATCCCCACTAAAGTTCAGCGGGGAAAAGACTTAGTTTGAAGAACTATGTTTGTGCTCACCAATTTTTTTTAATTGGACTTCCATAGAAAGATCTAAATAAAATTTTTTGACTTTCTTTTGAGCTGCTTCAAGTTCTTCTAAAGTCATTGTTGCAGTATCAATTTTGATACTAAAAAATTCTTGCATAATGCACCTCCCAAGATGTTTGATAAGATTATAACATATTTTGTATAAAATTACAAAAATACTTCTAAAGAGTTTCTAAAGAGAATCTAAAGAGGTGTAGTATGCAAGATAAAGAGATAATTCAAAAGTGGAAAGCAGGCTTAAACAAAAATCAATTAGCAACAATGTATAAAAGACAATATAATCAAGAAATAAAGATAATAAGAAGTACAGTAAGGCACAGACACAGTGGAAGATACATAAGCAATTATGAAGCATTAGCTTATGTTGAAAGAGTAATATATAAATATTAGAAAGGAAAAACAAATGAAAATACCAAAAATAATTAGTAAAAACAATCATGAATATATATTTGTAAAAGAATATGAAAATTTCATAATGTATGAAGATATGATAACACATACTAAAGAGTGCTTTAATAGACAAGAATTAGGATTAGTAAAAGAACAGATTGAAGCACCAAAATTAAAATTGAATCCAGAAAAAGTAAAAATTTAGGAGGTACAAATGAATATATATGGAGTATACGATACAAAGAATAATGAGCAATGTATGAGAGTAGGAACATTACAAGAAATAGTAAAATTTTTAAATTTAACAGCAAGAGAGATGAGCAGAGCAATAAAAAAGAATGATACAGTAAGAAATCATTACAAGGTATATTATTTATTTAATGAGGAGGTACACTAATGAGTAAATACATAAAAGAAGATATTGAAACAATGTTAATTGAACATAGAGAGAAAGAAGCGCAATTAACAGAAATTGATTTAAAAATGGATGAATATCAACAAAGGTTAGATTATGCTGGAACAGTATATGAAGATACTGAAGAAGAAGTGATAGAAAATATGCAAATAGCTGGACAAGCATATGATAGTATACATAGTAATACAAATAAAATATCTGATAAAGTATCAAATACAGTTATGAATTATCAAAAAGAATTGAATCATATAAACAAAGAAGATAGAGAATATTTAATAAACAAATTAAAAGAATTAGAAGAGCAAAAAACAAAATTAAATAAAATAGTAGTAAGAGTAAAAAACATGATAAATCCACTAACACAAGAAGAAAAATTTGTTATAGAAACATATTACATGAATAAGTCAAAATGGGATTATGTAGAAAAAGCATATTTTAATGAATTTGAAAAATATAAAAGTATAAAACAATTACAAACTTATAGAGATAATGCTATAAAAAGAATGTTAAAAATAGTAAATGCAGGATTAGAAGAAAAAGTCTAAAAACTTCGCTAAAATTTCGTTAAAACTTCCTTTTAATTTCTTTATTAAAGTAATATAATTATAATAGAAAAAATATAAAAAGTCGCAGGTAGAAATATCTCATAAGTCCAAGCGGCAACCAATTTGTTGATTTAAGAATAGATGTTTTAAATGTCTATTCTTTTTATTATGTTATGAAAGGAAGATAGAAAATGGGAAGTAAAGAATTTGTTAATAAAGCAAAAGAATTAGTAAAAGATTATTCAATAGAACATTTAGATAAAACAGATGAAATACCAGAATTTGAGGTATATATTGTATGGCTATGCAAGACATTGCAAAATGGAAAAGTTCTATTAAGTACATCTTTAACAGATGGAATGTATTATGAAATTACATATAACGGAGATAAAAACGAAATTTATTTTGATGCGTATAAGAAATTTGAAAATAAATGTATCAAGTTAGAGGAGAAAAATTAAATGAATTTTGGAAAAGCAATACAATTATTAAAAGAAGGAAAAAGAGTACAAAGACAAGGTTGGAATGGGAAAAATCAATATATAGAACTTGCAACTTGTATAAGTTATAAAAACACTAATAATGAAATAATAAATGCCAAACATAATGCAATAGGAAACAAAGCAATAGCATTTGTAGGAACATCGGGAGTTCAATTAGGTTGGTTAGCCAGTCAAGCTGATATGTTAGCAGAAGACTGGAAATTAGTAGATTAGTTATTACCAGGTGCTAGGTAACTGATAATATAGATTGTTTATTATATTTAGTTGAGTGTAATAAACCTCCTTTCGAATATTTTTATATAAACTTTGCAGAACTTTCCTAGCGAGTTCTAATTAATTTGTAAATAGTGCGAAGTATGTAAACATATATAGCAGAATGGCAAATAGTAGCCGTTCAGTTCTAGAGTGCAATTATATATAACTTACATATTTCGTAGTGTTTATAAAATAGTATGTAGTGATATAAATAAAATTCTGGAAACAGGGGGTTGTAAATCTGAGGAAATACAACTCTTCATATCATTACATAGTGTTTTATAAATAAAAGAAAAGAGGAAAAGATATGTCAAAAGAAGAAATAGAAGAATTTAAAGAAGAACATAACTGCAGCACTTGTACAAAAAACATAGACTGTAAAATAGTAAAAAGAATAGATGGCAAATTAATATGCACAGAAGAGGAATAGAGTATGATTCAATGTTTAATAGATAATAAGATATGTCCAAATGAGAATAAAAAGTGTAAAGTATGTAAATTTGACAGTTGTGAGGAAGTACTAGATATGATAGAAGAAGAGCAAAAATATAAAGACAATGACAAATTAAAACAAATAAAAAACGAATTACCAGAACAGTGTAAAAACTGTTCTTTTTTAGAAATTACAAATCTAAGAGAAGGTAAAGTATTTTGTCCTTATAGAATTAAAGCGAGGTGCTTAATTAAATGAAATTTAAAATAAACAACAGAGAATGGACAATAACGGAAACATCCCAACAATCAATTAAAAATATGCAAAATATTAGAATAGCAAATGAAGAAGAAAACTTAAAATCAATAGACACGAGATATTACGGTATTACATATTGTGATATACAAAAAATATATATAGATGAAGATTTACCAGCAGATAGAAAAAAAGCTACTTTGATTCACGAATTAACACATTGCTATATAGATAATTATATAACACATTGTGAAAGACAATATTCAGAAGAAGATGTTGCAGACATAGTAGCAAATTCTTATGACATTATTCATGAAATAGTAGAACAATATTTCGAGGTAAGAAATGAACATAAATAAAAATATAAACAAACTATTATATGCTTTATCTGTAAAAGGACAAATATATAAAATAAATACTTTCCAATTTTATAGTGAAAAGAATTGCAAGTACTGTACTAAATACCAAATATTAAAAAGAGAACAAGTAGAAATATATAACAAAGAAACAGATGAGTTTGAACTACAAGATAGATATAAGCAGAAAGAAGAATGTTATAGTAAAGTAGATGTAATGAAATATCTAATAGAAGAATACAGAAAAGGAAGTGAGGCAGATGGAATATGAAAATATAGAAGAGGAATATAACGCATTAACAGAAATGCAAAAGAGATTTATTGATTATTATATAGAAACTGCAAATGCAACAGAAGCTTGTAAAAAAGCTGGATATAAGGGAAAAAATCTTAATAGAATAGGTTCACAAAACTTGTCAAAACTAGACAAATTTATAAAGATAAAACTTCAAGAAAAAGAAGACCAAAGAATTGCCTCACAGGATGAAGTATTACAGTACTTAACAAAAGTAATGCGAGGAGAAGAAAAAGACCAATTTGGATTAGATGCTTCATTACAAGATAGAACAAAATGTGCAGAACTACTTGGAAAAAGATATGGTACATTTAAAGAAAAAGTTGAAGTTGCTGGAAATATACCAGTGGTGATAACAGATGATATTACAGAATAAAATAATAAATAAAAATACACAGAAACAAGTAAATAACATATCATTACAAAGTATAGTTGGAAAAGGTTATGCAGAGTATTGGCATTGCAAATGTAGATATAGAGTATGTAAAGGTTCAAGAGCAAGTAAAAAATCAAAGACAACAGCATTATGGATAATAAGCAACATGATGAAATATAAAGAAGCTAATACACTTGTAATTAGAAAAACATTTAGAACATTAAAAGATAGTTGTTTTACAGAATTAAAATGGGCAATACACAGATTACAAGTAGATAGTTTCTGGGAAATAAAAGAAAGCCCATTAGAAATGACATACAAACCTACAGGACAGAAAATATATTTTAGAGGTTTAGATGACCCATTAAAAGTAACATCAATATCAGTAGATGTTGGTGTTTTGTGTTGGCTATGGATAGAAGAAGCATACGAAATAACAAAAGAATCTGATTTTGATGTAATAGATGAAAGTATAAGACGGAGAAGTTCCAGAAGGTTTATTTAAACAAATAACAATAACACTAAATCCTTGGAATGAACATCATTGGATAAAGAAAAGATTTTTTGATGTTAAAGATGACGATATATTAGCAATGACAACAAATTATCTTTGTAATGAGTGGCTAGATGAAGCAGATAAAAAAGTATTTGAAAGAATGAAGAAAAATAATCCTAGAAGATATCAAGTTGCAGGATTAGGTAACTGGGGGATAGTAGATGGATTAGTATATGAAAATTGGAAAGAAGAAAAATTTGAATTAAATACAATAAGAAACTTAGATAGTACTTTTGGGCTAGATTTTGGTTATACAAACGACCCGACAGCACTATTTTGCGGTGCAATAGATTTAAAAAATAAGAAGATTTATGTATATGACGAAATATATCAAAAAGGAATGAGCAACAAAGTAATATACGACAAAATAAATCAAATGGGTTATTCAAAAGAAAAAATAACAGCAGATAGTGCAGAACCAAAATCTATTGATGAATTAAGAGGGTTAGGATTAAGGCATATTACTGGAGCACTAAAAGGAAAAGACAGTATAAACAATGGTATTCAATTTATACAGGATTTTGAAATAATAATTCATCCTAGATGTGTAAACTTTATAACAGAAATAAGTAACTATACCTGGGACGAGGACAAGTTTGGAAACAAAATAAATAGACCAATAGATGATTTTAACCATTTGATGGACGCGATGAGATATGCAGTAGAAAAATACATAAATCAAAAGAAATTACAATTTGGTTATATAAAACCAATATAGGAGGAAAACAATGATACAATGGAATCCAGAAACATTAGAAAACGAAAACAGTGTAGCACAAATATTAATGTTGGCAGATAAAGAATGGAATGCAAGAAAACAACTATATGAAAGAATAAGAAGAAAGACAGATAATTCAGAACTAGTAAGTATAAATGATGAAAAAATAAAAGTCGCATTTGAAAATTATATTAATTCAATGGTAACAGGGTATTTTGCAGGAAAAGCACCAGTATATGATGTTGAAAAAATATCAGATCCAACAAAATTAAATATAATAAAGAAATTACTTAACAAAGTATTTAATACAGATACAAACAAAGATGAAGAGTTAAAAGTGTTAATAGATTATATAAGTAAATACAATGATGATGGAACAGAATATTTTGATTTAGCATTTGATTATTTTGGAATGAGAGGATGCTATGAAGTATTATACGAGAATGAAGATAAT